GTGGGGGATTCCCCTTAAGGAAGTCGTCAGATCCAAAAAACAAGGCGGAAAAGGTGGTGGTGGGCAAACTACCGAAGTTTACACTTATTTTCTGACAGCCGCTTATCCAATTGCTAGAAAAATTGGCTCTGTTAGGCGGGTTTGGATGAACAGCATCCTTGTTTACAATTCCGAAACTAACGACGAAAAAAGCATAAGGTTTATTGAACATACAACTATTTATACTGGCAATCAAACTACACCATCTTCTGTTATTCAATCAAAAGAATCCAACCCAGTACCTGCTTTTACTGGAATGTCTTTTTTAGTTTTTAATAATTATCCGATTGCTAATTATGACGGCACTGGATTTCCTACTATTGATGTTGAGGTGATTGGAGAAAGTGGAAACAATCCAAAAATAAAAGATATTTTGAAAACTATTTGTAAATTAGCTGGTAGAACAGACGATCAAATTGACGTAACTGACATTCCTGATAATTACCGAATTCAAGGATTTGATTTATTGTTTGATGGAACATCTTTTGCTGATCAGTTAGAAGAACTTATGAGAGCTTTTTTTATTGTGGCAAGGGAGCCAAAAGATAAAATCGTTTTTAAAAGACAAGAACAATCATCTGATCCTATTTTTATCCCTAAAAGCTCTTTTGGGTCTAAAAAATTTGGAGAAAATCCTATTGACATTAATGAAAAAAAACTGACTCATTTTAGAGAAACTCCTAGTGCCGTTACAGTATCTGGGCTAAATGTTTTAAAAAATTATGAGACTATTACCGCAGTAGCTAAAGACCCATCAGATACTCACACAAACGAGCTTAGTTTTCAAACTAAGCTAATAGATATAGATATGTTTTTCATGAATATTGCCTCAAAAATTCTTTTTTTAGGGAAAACGCAATCAAAAACTTTTTCAAAAATGTTTTTGTTACCAGCATGGGAAAATTTAAAGGTTGGGGATATAATTTTTACTAATGATAATAACAATTATCATCAAGAATTGATGCAAATTACAAAGAAAGTAAGAGGAGTAAATTATTTAATTGAAATTGAAGCTATTCGATTTCAAGGAGTAGGATATTTACCAGATATTCCTATAGATAACGAATTTCCGCCAGACAATAACATTCCTCGTCCCTACGGACGCGCTAACGTTATTCCTATTGAATGCCCAATAGTTAACAGCCAAGATACCGACATAGGAATTTATGTGGCAATTGAAGGTAACTCTAGTTTTAGGAAAGGAGCCTTATTTTATTCCGATGACAACGGCTTAAGTTATGATTTTGCTGTTGGCAATGTTGTCAACAGCGTAACTGGTACTGTATTAAGCTTCTCCCCAAATTTTAACAACGCTTCTCCTAGTTTTATTGACGATTTAAATTGGATACGAGTAAGCATAAATTCAGGGCAATTAGAGCCAGTTACCCTTGAAGCTTTTCTATCGGGCAAACAATTAGGCTGGTTCTCTACCGGAGAAATTATAGCGTTTAAAAATGCTACTATTGTGTCCAACAATCCCTTGACCTTTGATATTTCATATACAATTCGTGGAGTCAAAGGAACTGAACCAGCCATTTCTAAGCATATAATAGGGGAAAAATTTGTGCTACTAACTAATTCTTTAGTTCGATTCCCCTTAAATCTTTCTGATATTAATCGAGAATATTTATTAAAAGTAGTTCCTAATGGATTACTTGAAACTGATATAGAGAACGAGACTACTCACACAATTACTTTAGAAGGATTAAAGCCTTTCCCTTGTGCTGTAAGAGGGGAAAAAGATAATAACGATTTAATTATTACTTGGTATCGACGGACGCGGTTAAATGGTCGTTGGATTGACTATATCGATATCGCTTACGCAGCAGGAGAATTAGACAGCTATGTAGTCAGAATTTACAGTGGAACCACAATAAAACGAGAATGGTCAGTATCGTCAGCCCGAAGCGTCGTTTACACAGAATCGCAACAGATAGCCGACTGGGGGTCAGTCCAATCGGCTTACACAGTACGAGTTTTTCAAAATTCAAGCTATCCAGTGCCTTTTAAAGAATCACTAGCAACGATCGTCTAAGCAGATAGCAGTATTTAATTTAAATATGCTAAGTATATCTTCTGTTCTTTTGTAATTCGATTGTTAATAACCTTATTAACAATCGAAACCTTTACCTTGACTAGGTTTCAAGGTTTGTTGATACCGTTGATGCTTTATAGGAGGAGAAAAAGATAAAAAGAGATAAACGAACTAGACAATAAGAAAAGCAAGGAAAATAATATTGGGAGATAGCGTTAACAACATCAACAAAGTCTGAAACCTATATATATCAAGGATTCCATTGTTAATATCTTTATCTACAATCTATTAACGATAATAACTTAGTTCTTTTGTACTACTATCTTTTTGTAATTTTTTTGTAAGGTTTTTTCTTAAAAATGCTTGACAATTCTAGTAATTTACTATAAGATTGTATTAATCAAATTTTAGAGGAGAAATGCTTATCACCCATATCTCGGTAGATTATGGACAGAAAGTCAATCTTGGTAACTTTGAGTCCGTGAATGTAAGCATAAATATTCATGGGAAACCAGAAGACGACGAAGATCCTGATGCTTGCTATGAATTTCTTTTAAATCAAGCACAGCGAGTAGTGATGTCAAAACTTCTGGAAGTAACAGAGGCTCATGATGTCACTTGCCCAAGTGTGGTCAAGTATTTTGCTGGTAAAGAAACAGACGAGTTTCTTTCTTCTTATAGATTTAGCGACCTTAGCAACATTCCTTTTTGGGAGTAACATTATGTCTAGTGAAATTGTCAATATCAAATCTTCCCCATTAGAACTTAAAACAGTCGATGAAATTTACAAAGTTTCTGATATTCTGGCAAAATCAGGAATGTTTGGGGATGTACAAAGTGCTGCTAAATGTTTTGTCAAAGTTTTAGCAGGAAAAGAGCTAGGCATTCCTGCTTTTGCCTCGATGACTGGTATTCATTTAATACAAGGAAAGCCTGCGCTAAGTGCTAATTTAATGGCAGCTTTAATTAAAGGATCGGGTAAATACCGATACAAGAAGATTAAACACACGCCAGAAATCTGCGAATTAGAGTTTTTTGAGCTTTGGCAAAACAACTGGGAATCATTAGGGATTAGTTCTTTTTCAAAAGACGATGCCCAAGTAGCGGGACTTCTCGCAGGGAATCCTAACTGGAAAAAATACCCCAAAAATATGCTTTTTGCAAGGGCGATTTCTAACGGATTCCGTGAGTTTTGCCCCGACTTAGCACTTGGCGCACCTATTTATAATCCTGATGAGTTAGGCGCTGAAATTGGCGAATCTGGTAATGTAGTAGATGTGGAAGTATCTTTGCCAAGCAAACCACAGTCGGTGCTATCAGAACGCAAACAAGCTGGAATTACTTGGGCTGTAACTCAAGGATTACCTCAATCAGAAGCAGAGCAAATCGCCCAACAAGCAACCTCTGAAAAAGAATTGGCCGACCTCCTGAAAAAAGCTATAGACGCAAGGCAAAAGCCAGTAATAGAAGTTCGCAGTGAAAATATTGATCCTGGTGAACTTCTCAGTGAAGATTTTTAATAGTTAGTTGTCAGTTGTCAGTTGTCAGTTATCAGCAACTTATTAGGAGTAAATCAATGTCTGTGTTCCCAGTTTTCAAAATAATCAAAATGCTCCGATCTCCAGAAAATGACATGACGGATTTTATCTTTTTAGGACAACAATATCGGTTAATAGCAAGGCCAATAAAATACTGGAAGTATTTTCCGTTTTCTCCGAGGTTTCCTGGTAAGCGTTTTTTTTATCAGTGTCCGTGGCTAACCATTTTTTCTTTATACAGCGCTGGTCCTAGCGTTTTGTTAGACGATGAAAGTAATTCACTTAAAAACCATTAGGAGTAAACCAATGGACATTCAACGCGCAATGCTAGTTCAGAGAAAATACAATAGCTTGCCTACCGAAGCTAAACAATACGTTGATACTTTACTATTAGAAGTGAAACAGAATCCTAAATTAGACTATTTAGAACTGTTTTATAAATCCGCAATCAAGGGCAATATAATGGATTGTCTTGTTCTTGGTAATTACGATTGGAATCAATCTATTACAAAGAAAATAACATTTTGGGTGTGGTTATTTCTTGCTTTTTGTAAGACAGATGTTCCTATCCCTAAACAGTTGAAAAAGGATGCTAACTTGTTTATGGAGCTATCGCTATAGCCTCTAATTTTGTAGTAGAGGGTGATTATAAAGAAATATACGGAACGTCTCACATCTGGGGACTAACTTACAACCCAAGCACAACTGAGGAGTAACAAAATGAGCGCAAAATCAAGAGACAAAATCAGAACTTATGGGTCTGCAAGAGGAGAGTTAATCGTAGTCGATCCCCAGCTAATTTCTTTCAGATTAGCCGATGGTCACTTTGTCGGACCAAGAATAGGGCTTCGTGACAACGGCAAGATGCACGTCTTGCCTGATGAAACTCTTTTAACCTTTAGCCTCGATTTAATCGAGGCTATCGCAGGGGAAAACGGATGGAATACCCGCGTTACCTACGACTTAGAGTTGATTAAAGAACTAGCCGATAAGATACTGGCATCGGGCGTAATCTATCAACCTTTACACTTGATTGCAGACGGTGATCGACTGTTTCCTATGGACGGGCATCGAAGGGTATTAGCTTGGTTGTTTTTAGCCTCTCAAGAAATAATAATTCCTAACGTTCTAGCAATTATTAAGCCTTTGTCGGGCGGGCTAACCGTCCGTGATTTAGAGTATCAAATGCTCTCCTACGGCACTGATAGCGAAAAACTATCGGTGTACGACAAAGCGAAACTGATCAGACGGCATTTACACGAGGATAGATTAGCTGGTTTAACTGAAGAACAGTCCTACCAACAGTTTTGCGAAAAAACTGGATGGAAAAAATCAGAATATGATCGGACTCTAGAGATTTCTTCGATGTCTAGTCCGACATTAAAAGCAATCGAAGGTAAAGTATCGGAGACGACTTTACACAATCTTGTAAGGAAAAATGAACTAACACTCTCGGAGAAAGAAAATGTTCTTTTAGAGACTGTAGCTATAGCGGAAGAAAAAGGAATAAAAGCCACTGGGGAATTAGTCGAATCGGTAACAGCCAACTTTATAGAGTCTAAAAATCCAACTTTTTTGGACTCTGATGGAAACGTAAAACCCAGTGACGAATTAGAGCCAAAACCCGTTAAACTTACTCCCAAAGCTAAGGATATTAAATACCTGCTGATGACCTTAGTAAACGAGGGGAACGCAAGGCAAACAGACAATGATACAATGACCGTAGATTTTCCTGTAACTCTTTGGGAAAAACTTATTGATTTTGTAGAGAGATTAAGTTAGGATTAGTTGTCAGTTATCAGTAAAAAATTACTAAATAAATCAGAGAAAAACAATGAGCCAAAAAATTGACTATTACAGCGATCCTACACAGACTTCACTAATGGCCGAAAAACTAACAGATGTAGTCGGTGATTTAGTTTTTCCCTTTGCTAGTAAAGAAGAAAAAACAGTCTTTTTTGAATTAATACTTGTAGATTTGTCGCTTTTAGCTTCTAAAGACGGATGTGTAGCGGCGGGGAATGGGCTAAAAACAATTGAAGCTTTACTATCTAAGTTAGATTAGTTTAAAATTAGCTATCAGTTATCAACTAAAAATCAAAACAATTAGGAGTATTATGTCTTTTTTCGTCTCAGATTGTCCTTCTCGTCACACAGAGTGGCCTCAGCTTGACCCCGTACAACTGAGTCCAGAAAAAATAGAACAAGAAAAAAAACAGGCAGAAAAAAAGATTTTTAGAAGTATTCATTCAAAAAGAATACTTGGGAGTCTAAAAAAAATTGAAATAGTTTACGGATATACAGTTTATGTATTTTCTGATGGCAGCCGATGGAGCTTAAAGGATTATTATAGACATTTAGAAAGTATTCCCCTTTACGGTCCGTACTTAAGTGATTATGGAATTAACCGAAAAGATAAACAAGGATTTACTCCAGTTGGAACATATCAAGCAACAAATGATATGTTCCAATAAATCTCAAATAAAAAACAGAGGGTTAACCCTCTGTTTTTTTCTGTTATGCCCCGATCAGTTTCTCCTGTAAATATTGGTAAACTTCTTTCTGTAAATCCTTTGGGGCAGAACACAGAAAAGCTTTCACATCTTCTAGATCGATCTCTTTAATCATCTTCTGCAACTCATCTAGCTTTGAGTAAAGAGACTCAACTTCTTTAATTACAAGCTTTGCTTTAACTTGAGGATCAGCTTCCTGAAAAAGTTCGGGAACTAAATTAGGATTTTTAATACAATCCTTTTTTTGATTGATTGTATCTTTTAGAAAATCCTGAATTGTTGGCCAGTCGCCATTAAGATAATTCACAAAAGAATCTGTATCAAGGCCAAATACAGCAGCTAGTAATCGCATATTCCCTAGATCAGGGCAACTAGCGATATTTTTTAGCTCCCAGTTTTGAACCGCTCCCCCAGAAAATTCTGTGCCAGGTAATCCCAATCGCCGGCCTTCTTTTAGTATCCACTCAGTAAATTCGGCTTGGGTCATGCCTAGCCCCATCCTTTTTGCCTTAATAGTGTCGGACATTTTGCTTATCCCTTTTTCTGTCAAAGCCGAGGCTTTTACTCGTTTGCGAGGTGTTCCGTCGCTATTGAATCGTGGTGTAGCCATAAAAGTGTATTTTGATAAGATACCCTTATCTTACACTACCTTGCAAAAAACTTACAAAAAACTTACAAACAATCTCAACTTTTATGATATAATACAGAAAATTCTGTATAAACTATGTCTGCCAATCAAGATGCTCCAATAAAAGTTGTGTCAATCCGGGTTAAGAAAGAACTATGGGACGAGATGTGCCAAAGATCAGAGATTTTAGGACTAAAAACCCAAGAGGCAATTGAAATTGCACTAAAATCTTACCTTTTTATCCCCATTGACACCGAACTCACTGCCAGAAAAGAAAGCGAAGATGCCTTTTACAACTCTTTGTATAACCTAAAACCTAAGCGTAGCAAGGATTTGCAGATGTAGTGTAAGTGTAGTATTTACCGATCAAGAAAATTCTGCTAGGATAGTAAATACTTTGATTTGCTCCCTCCTACCCATCTACCCAACAAAAAACCCGCTCGGAAGCGGGCCGTGTAAACAAAACACTTTTCTTTTATTTCAATAACATTTATGGTAACACAATCCTCGAATCGTGTCAAGATCAACGAAAACAATCCTTGCCCCCACTGTGGTAAGACTGATTGGTGCTATATGTACACAGCCGAGGACGGCAATCTACTCTCGGTATGCAATCGAGATCAGGAACCCGCAGCAGGATGGGAAAAATCTTCTAAAGTAGATAGTCAGGGCAAAACAATCTACTTTTTAAAAAAAGAAGTCAAATTTTCCGACTACAAAACCGAAAAAACTCAATATTTTCTTTATCCTCCTCTTACCAGTGGGGCGAGAATCCGTGTGTGCCGGAAGGACTATCAAGAAGATGGTATTTGGAAAAAGGATATTAAACAGCAGCACTATACAGACAATGGTAAAACTTGGAAGTGGGGCATAGGTGATATTGAGTACAAAGATATACCTCTTTATCGTCAAGACCGCCTAGAAAAGGCTATTAAAGAAGGGACCCAGATATTTGTAGTAGAAGGCGAGACTAAGGTAGAAAGGCTTGAGTCGTTTGGGCTGGTTGCCACTTGCAATATAGGCGGATCAAAAAAATGGCAGCCGCTTCACACAGAAGCTTTAAAGGGAGCAAATCTGATTTTATGCCCTGATCGCGACAAAGGGGGAGTGGCTCACTGCCAGAAAATTTATCAAGATTTCCCCGATGCAAAATGGCTTTATGCCTATCCAGATTCTCCTTTGTGGAATCATTTACCAGATTCTCAAGGGGTAGATATTCTTAATTGGATTGAAGAAAAGAAGGTAACTCTCGATACATTGCTAACTTCGATAGTTGATAAACCAAAAGAAATAAAAGAGAGCAAAGAAAAAGAAGTCACAGCAACAGAAACGATGACTTTTCAAGACCTAATAACAGCTATTGACGGCTGTATTGGTCAGGAAGAAATCACCCGAACTCAGTGGCAAGAAAAAGCCGATCTGTGGGCAAAAGCCACTGGTAAGAAACCAGCAGAAATACGGCATTTAATTGACATCCGCAAAACAGAAATAGCGGAAGGTGACGCTATTAAAATAGGATTAGAGGGATTTTTAAAGGGCAAGCATTATCAGCAGAAAGAGATTGATCTTTTTGAGATACTTCCCAAACCTTTAGCCGAAGCGATTATAAGTCGTGCCAAGACATTAAATCAACCCCCAATCAGATTACTGCATTCTTTATGGCCAATACTAGGAGCTATTTTAGGAAGTCGGTTTGCAATTAACCTCCGAACTACTGTAAGAGAAAGGGAATGCTGGAAGGAATACCCGATATTCTATTGTGCAGATTTGGGCGGGGTTTCCACTGGTAAAACTCTCACTCAAAACGAAGTTTGTCGGGTTTTGAAAAGAAAAGATTTAGCCGAGCAGAAAAGAGTTACTAAGGAACAATCCACACTAGACGATCTAAAAGCTGCGTGGCAAGAGATGTCAGCGTCAGATCGCAAGGCAAACAAAACAAACGCTGAAATCAACCCTCGTCTTTATGAGAAAGAACACTGTCAGGCGCGTCGGTGGTTTTACGATGAAGGCACTCTTGATGGCATCTTAAAAACGATGTCCTCGCAACCTTCTTGGCAAGGTGGGGTAGTCGTATATGACGAATTATCGGGATTTTTTGAAGGATTAAATCAGTACCGATCAGGTGGTAAAGGTAATGACCGGCAAAGAGATTTAAGCAACTGGAATGGCCCTATCCGAAACACCTTCGATAGAGCAAACAAAGACAATCGATACTATTTAGATGGGCAAACACTTAATAAATTAGGTGGGATACAAGTCGAGAAACTCAGGAAATATCTTGATTTATCTAATGATGTCGATGGGGCAGTTTCTCGGTATCTTTTCTTGCTACACGAACCCCTTGATCCTCGTCCTGGTAAGCCGCCAGAAGACCCTAATTCTATCGATGAGTGTATCGAAACACTGGTCAATCAAATCAGTGGAATTAGCCTAGAAGCTGATGAAAATGGGATTGTCGATCCTTATAATTGCTGGTTTAGCGAAATTGGAGAAAATTATGCCTTTGGTATCAAGTACCATTACGAGATACTTATTAAGAAGTATCGAGCGATTAATCCATCATTTGCTTCCTATCTAGGAAAGCAAATGAAGACTTTTTTAAGGCTTACATTAAGCATCCATCTTCTGAATTGGATATTTGATCCAGATAATACTAATCTTTACAGTATTCCTGTGCAAACAGCCATTAAAGCTGCTAAGATGACCGACTTCTATATCAGTCAATTCCTGACAATTCAAGGAGTTACGTCTCAGGACGAAAATCCAGTACAGGGAATTTTATCCGAAATCTGGGAGATCGTTAAAAGCGCAGGTCAAATTAAACCTCGGGACGTTGCCCAAAAATTCGGCGGGCGTAAAATTAATGGGGAAAAAGTAAATACATCTATCGCCCGTACCCTACTTACTCAGCTAGAGCAAGCTGGCTATGGACGACTAGAGGTCAAATCAAGGGGTATGATACTGCACTATCAAGAGCCAAAAGAATTAGAAACTTTTGAGATAGAAGATTCTCTGGAATATCAATCAGAGATAAAAGAAGAAATTGTCCAGGCTCCCACTCCCACACCAAAACCCGAACCAGTTTCTGACACTGAGATAGTAGAAGTTGAATCAGAGCCAGTCGATGAGTTATCGGCTGATGGTGTCCATATCGATAGCCTCCCTGATCTTGAAAAAGAAACCGTATTAATACGAACGGCTGCATCTGTAGAGATAGGAGAGCGAACTATCCCACCAAGAGCGGTCGGAAAAGTTATAGAAGCAACTTTTGACACTTTTGACAATCAATGGCTTTTGAGGGTAGAAACTACCTTAAATGGGTCTGCGATCACTTTTTCAATTCCATTCTCTAACTGTTATCTACAGGATATAAATACCTAATGATCGGACAATACCTTCCCTCTCGATACCCTGAAAAGGTTTATCGTGTCAATTCCTATGGACGTATTTTCCCCCGGTGCAAACCACTGGGGATTGTTAAGACTGCTATGGGAATCTACTATCACTTTGAGTCACTCGATCACCTCACAAAAGGAGAACATTTTTACTGTTTTAGAAAAGAAGATTTCACAGAAATTTCTTGACAATTCTAGTAAAATAATGTAAGATTTAAGTAATGAATCAAGGAGAAAATCATGAGGCTTATTGCAAATATGGACACTGCTAAAATTAGTTATTACGCTGATTTTTACGCAGAACAATATCGAATTTCCAAGCAGGAAACTGGGGAAAATGTACGCAAAAAACGTGACGCTTTATACTCGAAAATTCAGGAGTACAACAAAGTTTTAGAACAGCGTGGATTTGAAAAAGTAAAGGTGTAATCATGACAGAAGAAAAAAAGAAAGCATGGGCTAAATTATCAAGTCAGGATGACATTGATAAAAACAAAGGACTTATCAGAGGGACAGATGAGCAAGAGTCTGCCAAAAGATTTAAAGCGCACCTAGATCACTGCAAAAGACACCTAAAGGATTGGAGAAAATGAGATACACGATCAGGTCAATAGATAGAAGAAATAAGCCTTGCAAGATTAAAGCTTCTATGCACGAAAGCCGGCTAATGGCTTACTTGGACGCTTTAAGCCGCAACGGGCATCGTGGCATTGTAGTAGAAG